CTCTACATCTTTAATACAGTAGCAAGAGTAGTCAGCAAGTTCTTCTGGTGAGAAGTCTACTAATCTTTTATTCTTAGCATTGATAACTTCAGTTCCTTTAATCCCTAGCTGATAGTGTTTAGTTAGTGCATCAAGTGAGCCACCTACTGTACTGTGATGGAATGGTCTAGCCATACTTAGAGTATCAAGCCATAGCTTCGGCTTAACTCCATACACCCATGACAATATAGCACCATCAAACGCAGTATTGTGTGCAAGTACAGCCGTGTTTGAGAAGTCTATAGTATTAAGAAACCCCTCAATAGATGCACAGTACCATTTAGTTAGTCCATTGTTTAGCTTAGCACCTACACCAATGACCTCAAATCTAGGGTCTCTGATGTAGGCTTCAGTTGTCATACGCCTTAAAGAATACTCAGTACTATAGAATGTTTCAAAATCTATCGTAAGTATATCCATTACTTAACACCTAATATCTTTCGGATTGCTTCAGCTTTCCTAGTATCTATATACCTAAGGTCTGCGAGTATCCTTTGTATAGCCATCTGTTCACTCTCACTCATTTGTGCCTACTCACTTCTCCTGCAAGAGCTGAGTAACCACATATATCTATGTAGTTATCTATGTTGTCAGGGTTCTCTTTGATGCGAGCCATCTTGAGTAGGGCTAATAACATAGGAACATCTTGTGGTGTGATGAACTTATTAAGTCCTAGGTAGCCATTCCACAAATCACTGATAGCTACAAAGTTATGCATAGCTTCACCATGTTCTGATGCTCTCTCTTTAGATACTAACTTGTCAGCAGTCGTTAGTATCTTAGACCTTTTGAATTGCTTATCGTCTTGCTCTTTGACGAACACTTCCTTTGGTGTACCTATACTTTTCCTAACTACGTTAACATAATTAGGACTGCACCCTACCTTATCAGCTACTAATCTATTAGGCATTAATGGATTGTTAACTAATACTTTCCATACTTTATCTTTCTTTGTCATTTGTTTCTCCTTTTAATGAATAAGTTTTTAATCCTCCACCAGCTCGTGAGCTATACTTAAGGCAAGCACGAACAGCTTGTGCTGAAGTTGCATTCATAGCTAATGCACCATATGCAAAGTCAGAACCCTCCCCAAACGCACACTTGGTATTCCCATACAATATGGGGTCAGGTGTACCCTCGTATCTATATAATCCCTCTTTAGTTACTACTATAAATTGATAGTAATGATTCCCTAATTCTGCGAGGGGAAAGTCTTTTGCTTTCCCCCCATTTAAGAACCATCTCTTATGTATATGTATACTTCGTAACGTACCTACACCTGAGACTATACATCTAGAATAGTCTCTTGCAATTTCATACCATGCTTTCTCTGTATTATACTTAGAGTTACCATGATACGCTTCTGTATCTGTAGCTAAAGTTACTCCGTCCCATACAATTATAGTCATGCTATCTCCTTCACTTTACCTTCTGCTGTCTTAGGTAATTCTAGGAACACACCAAAATGTTTACGCAACTTAAAGCTATACTTGTTAAGCAATCTATCTGCTTGCTCTATCAATACGTTATCTTCAACTGGTTGTTGTGCGTTTCCCCACCAAGAAATAGGGCTTGCCCAATCTACATAAGCATATAAGAATTCAGGAGTATATTTATTTTGCTCTAAGCAATCTGTTAGCATAGCAAAGTTCTTTGGGGTATCCCACTCTACAGCATTCCATCTCCAGTGTGCATTCTTATCTTCTTTACGTTTCTCTACAACTTGTTCTGCTATCTTTTGCAATGCTCCAACTTTAGCCCTAGCTTTTAACCCTCGTTTAAATTGTTTAAGTAACTGCAACCATACCCTTCGTTTGCTAGGGTCAACCTTACCTTGTGTAGAATATCTAGGGTTAATGCATTTACCCTCAGCATTAAATGTAATACCACCATAGTATTCAAAGTTAAACTTACCATGATTACTAAGTTCATAAGGGCGACTAGGTAAATCAGTTTGTCTATAATCAAACACATAGTATTTACCAGTAGCAATACGCATAGTCTCTATAGGTATTGCTCTCCTTAATGCCATAGATAATGAGTTATGCATCTTATACCAATCATTAGTAGAAGAAGGTAAGGTTATAGTATTGTCTGGAAATATCTTAGCAATAACTATATCATTAGAGTTATAGTAACTATACTTTAACTCATAAACATCACCAACTTTGAATAACCTACACCATCCTTTTATAGGCTTACCTTTCTTTTTGTTTCTGCATGTACCCCATAACTTCTCACAATCAGCGTAAGATTTTATTGTAGGGTTACAGAAGTCTAACCATTCACTGTTCACATTAATATTATCACCAGTGTTCATCTTATCCTCCTTTACTTTGTTAGTTTACTAAGAGTAACAACTGAAGTCATGGAATCAAAGTCAACTCCCATGTCAGTAGCATCTACTTTATTAGGGCGTGTCACTATTTTCTTGTGACGTTCCTTAGCTTCCTCTGGTATTAGTTCCCATAATCCTCTCCATGATTTTAATGCAGGTCCTAATGTATTATATGAAGTTATTATTTTTCTTACAGATTCACTGAAACTTTTTTGTTTCTCCTCTACCTTTGTGATTGCTTCCTTGTATGATTGAAACTCTGGCTTTATCCAATCCCATCTGGAATCTTTAAAGTTTAAAGTTAAAGCACCATACTTAAAGATAGCACCCATAACTTCTTGATTCCAAGAATTCATGTGCTTACGAGGCGTAGCAAACGATAACGGTATGGGGGTATTAAGTTTCCATTCATCAGTACCCCCATGAAATCCCTCAAAACGCATAGAGTCACAAAGAGCCATAGCATATGGAGGTAAGCTATTGAGCTTTACATGAACATCAGCAGGAAAGAAGCAATCGTATATCTTATCCCCCCATTCTTTAGGGTAGCTGTTTATTACCTCTACTAATTTATTATCAAACATACCGTTTGCATTTTTAAGTATGTCATCTTTAAGACTGTCACTAAATCTTACTGTTCCCATTAGTTTACTCCTTCCATTTTAATAACTTCACCGAATGGTGCTTCTTCTAAATGTGTTGTAACCCACAACACAGGGTAGTCAGGCTCATCACCAAAGTCATCACAACATAAGTCAGTTAAGAATACACACGCTACTGGATTAATGTTGTGGTCTTCCATGTATTTGAAACATGGGCTGAATGCAGTACCTCCTCCTCCATGAGGTCTAACTACTGGCTCTTCATTCTCAAAGCAATCGTAATGACATACCTCACTGTCAAAGTAAATCACATGTACCTTAGTAGGTCTTAGGTCATGGTATGCTTTAATCATTTCAGTATTGTACTGGTCTATCTCTCTTTGTCCAATAGAACCAGAGGAATCTATACACCATGCTACCTCACCCATTATCTCACCTGATATAGTGGGTAAGTATAGTCCTTGTGATAAGAAGCGTCTATTAAATCTGGCGTATGTTCTATTGTCATTCCTAGCTTTAACAAAGAACCTATACATTACATCAGCCCAAGGGACAATAGGGGTAAGTAATTCACCAACAAGTCGCTCCATGTTAGCTGATAGTTTACCCATCATCTTAGCTGATTGAGTAGCTTGTGCTACCTTAACTCTCCATTCAGCTTGTTGTTGTGATATCTCAGCAGGTGAGTCACCACCATCTTGTACATCATCAAAGGGTTGACCAACATCTCCATACCCCTGACCATCATCAGGTATGTCAGGCAATGCATTGTATACCTTATCAGTAATACCCTCACATTTATCATACAAGTCCTTGTTAAGTAAGCCACCCTCAGGCATCTTACCTAGACCCTCGTCCGATAGTATCTGATTGATTACATAGTCACCTGCCATGTTCCACTTGTAACCATTTCTCTCACCACGTCTTGTGGTGTGTTCAAACATGGGGTGTGCAATCTCATGGGCAACAAGGAACTTAAGCTCCTCATCATTCTGCTTATTAACAAAGTCAGGGTTGAACTTAACCCACTTACCATTGGTACATGCAGTAGGTATAGTGTCATCTACTATGAACGGCATGTTCATAACCAGAGTACCCCAAAAGGGGTACTCCAACATCAAAGAAGTTTTAGCCTTAGCTAATCTAGTTTTTATATCCATTATAATCCCTCCATAAATACGGACATTTTATTTGAAATGTCTTTAGCTTCCTTAGCTTTAACATCTCTTAAATCCCAGTCACACCTAAGAGCTTCTGGGTTTTGTGAAGCTAGCAATACCTCAACTTCTTTACGCATAGCCTCAAGGTTAGGGTCATCAGTAAAGTTAAGGCGAGGTAGTACCTCACATATACTAACAAGATTACCAACCAATGAATCCCTGAATGTACCTGATGGGTCATTCAACTTGTCACTAGTGTGCTTGACCAAATCATACAGTCGTTGCCATGCCTCCTTCATAGCAGTACTAGATGCATCAGTTACCCTAGCAGTAACCTCTTGATGTATGTCATCTAACTCTTGCTGAGATAAATCCTCACATCTAAAATCTGTAGGTGGTACTGGTGATACAACTATATCCATCTTGAATCTATCCTTGAGCGTATCAACTAGAGGATAGTCCTCCTCTTTATACAACCCATTTGGTAACAAGCGTTGTGCATCTAGCTTCAACTGTGGGTATGCGTCAACAAACGTATCAACAAGACGTTCACGCTCAGCCTTATGTGACCTAAACGAATTCATAAATGACATGTAGTTTTTTGATGGCAGTATATGTGTGCCATTGATACCCCAAGGCAACGTGTTCTGGTAGAACTCTGCCCTGATTGTATTACTCAAGGTAACTATGTGACCGAGATAATCATTGAGAGGTAGCAGGGATTTGTTGTACCTCCCTGCCTCTGCTATAGTATTGTAACTGTTACTTACTTCTTCAGTAACTTTCTTATCGTACTTACGTGCAGTCCATGATGACATGTTCAACTGTACTAGTACTGCTTTGCTTTGTAACTTCATTGTTTCCTCCGTTAAAATAAAACTTCTTGATGGTCTACTGCCCACTTAGTAAACGCATTACTAGATGCAAGCTCATCATTCTTACGTGTGGCATATGACACAGCAAGAACAGAGAACTCCTTAGGCATACGAGATACATAGGTAATCATCCTATCAAAGTTAGCTAGTGTAGCCTTGTTAGCTAACGCACCACACAATGCATATAACGTAGCAGGGTCCTCTGGTACGTTAGACTGTGAAGGATTCATAAGGATAGTGTCAGGGTTAGGTAGCTTTCGGTGTATCTTTAAGAAGCCTACAAACTCTGCTGCTGCTCCCTCACCTACTGCACCCTTGAACCACTCATACTCTGACTCAGGTGGTATCCTACCTATAGCATCAGACACACCCTCAACCCAGCCTCTAGGTGTAGGAGATACGTCTTGACTTGGGTCAAACTTATGTAGCAACTCAGGTCTAAACCTAACGAACGATATAAGTTCAGGCTTTTTATCATGCTCTATACACCAACTACAGAAGTCATCTATGTGTGTCTCTAATTCAATGAGTGTCTCACGATTACGTAGGTGTGACAGTATCTTGTTAGCACCTGCCCTATCTGATTGACGATTGCCAGTCCTTACTACACGCCACCCATCTTTCATAGGTACACCATGTAATGTCCTAGCTTGCATGATGTTAGCCATTACTTTCTGCAAGTCATTACCTGCCTGACTACCATCATCAAAGTTCAACCAACCTACCTCTGGTATGTCCGTTCTATCATGGGCAGGATACCAGTTAGGTAACTGATAGCCTAGTGTACCCTTACCATCAGGGAACATAACACCAAAGTCTTCGACTAGTTTAGTAGGTACATGCACTTCCTGATACCCTATGCCTAGCTTATCTTCAGCAACGTGTTTCAGTATGGCAGTCTTACCTCCCCCAGGACCTCCCTCAATACTGATAGGTCTCATATACCCTTGTTCATGAGCTAGTATTAATGTTTCAATTAACTGTTTGGCTCGCATTTATACACCTTCCTTTCTTGGTTTGTATTTCTTATGGTCTGTACCAAAGGACACTACTTGTCCTTCTTGTCGTGATTGCTTAGCAACCATCTTGTTATGGAAGTAAATGGGTTCGCCATCTCCCCCCCTAACAACTGCTCCACCCTTACTGTGCCGTAACACAAAGAGTTTCAATGCTTGTTTACTTTTCATTACACATCTCCTTCAGGATTAAATGGGATAACAACACACTTATACCAATGCCTAACCCCCTCAGCATCAACATAACTCTCGCCACAACCCACCAAAAACTCTACAATTATGATGGCTATGAAGAGACCAATGATTGCTCCAGTTACTAGCTGGAACAACCAATTCAATATGGCAATCATTGGACTACTCATAGTCTAGGTATAGTAAAGAAGTGCTTGATACTATCCCCTCCTAAGGAATCATTATAGGCTCTACCTTTGTGCTTCATTGCTTGTCTTTCAACCTCTCTCTTTTTAGTTGATGGACTACAGTAATCACATTTGCAATACACATTCTTGTGCTTCTTAGTGACTTTAATTGCTTTAACTTTTCTTCTGAATGCTAATCCTCTAGACATTGTGTGTTCCTTAACTTGTTGATTTATAATGAGCAGTTTAACAACATGCTCAGGTTGTATCGGTTTAGATGTAGACAGTACCAGTAGACCCAGTAGCTTTGAACTCACCCTTAGGGTCAAGTCGAATGTATGGTTTTGGATTACCATTGGCATCCTTGAAGCGACCCAATACAACATTCACTTCATACTTGCCAGACTTCATGGCATTCTCAACTACAGTGGTTGAGAACCTATTGGCAGAAGGGCTTTTGCTAGCCTCTTGTAATGCCTTTGAATGTATGTCGATAGTAGTACCAGTGAAACGTGAAGCTAACGTCAACATAGTGGCGAGGATTTTATCACCCTCTGTATTGTCAGCATTAAACCCATGAACATCAGGGTTGTATGGTGCAATAACAACAGTGTTAGACTTCGGTGTTTTTTGTACACCAACTTTGAATGTTTTTGTATTTTCATCAGTCATATAGACCTCCATTAATTGATTGAGTTTATTGCCTCTTAAAACTGGACACACCAGCTTCGGCTCGACCACCATAGCAGAGCCGAGCCGAGTGTCAAGTTCGGCTCGCCAGTCAAACAATAGATAATAGTTAGATTGCGATTTAGATTGCACATTCACTAGCATAATCAATAGCTTAGTCCGATTTAATCTAAATAATCTACTGATACACAACTAATATCGGCTACCTTTTTTTGGTATACCCTCAGTCACTGGCTTATTATAGAGGATATGTTTAAAAACTGTAGATTATTTAGATTATTTAGATTAACTCCCCCCCTATAGTCATGGTAACTGCTTGATTACTAAGGATAATAAAGCCTGGCAGTGTATAGTTCTATGATACAAATGGTAACTTGTTGTGTTAACTTAGGGAATAGATCGTAGATTGTATGTCCAGTTACTGTAGCTGTACTGGTAGCCCGAACCCCCCGAGCTATGGTCGGAGAAAATTGAAGAAATAAAAAAGAAAATAAAAAAAGAAAGAGGAAGGGGGCCGAAGCCCCGATCCGCTAGTCATATTTGTGTAGTAGATATGTACCAAAAGCTGCAACAGCTATTCCTACTATACCTAAAGCACCTACGTAGACAAGATCTACATCATCAGTTGTGCTGACTGACACAACTATTAGTATGAAGCCAGCTATTACATAGAACCAGCTTATAGCTTTAATTATTATACTCATGTTGTTTCCTTCCTTGAGTTGTGGGTTAGGTGTGCAGGGCAATTGCTCGCCCTGCACTTCGGCTCTTACACAGGTAGTCCGCTAACGACCATCCGCACTTCCACTTCTGAGTTCGGGCTCTGTTCAGCATAGACTGCACGTATGTGCATTGCCTCTGAGAACGTTGATACCTTTTTGGTATCAGGCTTTTGGTCAGGGTGGGTTACGGTCACTGCATATCTTACAGTGCCTTTGAAGTTCACAAGTTCGGATAATTTCATCGGTTCCTCCGTTATCCAGTTGAGTTGAGTGTGCAGGGCAATTGCTCGCCCTGCACGTTAGGTTTAGATAAAGGTCAATGTTGACTTGGCTGTGCCCACATTGATGTGGTCACGGTCAGCAATATTGATCCTGCATCCTGGGTCCGTATATTTGCACCATGATGCCCATGCAGTCCCTCGCGTTCCAAAATCGAAGAAATGTCTTCCTTTTGGACACACTCGAGCTGTAGCAGTCCTTATCCCTGGGAACCAGTAGAACTGTTCACCTTTAAGATTAGGATTGCTTTTAAGAGCCGCATGTTCCTGAGTTCCTTCAGGAACTGGAACAAAGTCTGCACCAAGTTTAATCAGTGCTTCCTTTATGTACGCTCCAGTGAGCATTTGGTACTTACCAGTGCTGAACTGCAACGCTGAGTTGCCCATTCCTTCAAGTAACCCAGTGTTATAGATGTAGCAATCAAATGATCCAAAATGACCAAATAGATTGGTACGCACTAGGTTATCCAGAACTTCACCTAACTTTGCAGTCACGTCCCATGTGTCAGCTTTAGTTAGTTTTCCAACTAACATAGGCTTAGCAGGCAATGCCTTGCCTTTGCTATCCACATAGTTCGCAGTAGTTTCAGCTTTCTGGTTACGAAAACCTAAGCCAACACTTCCAGTAAACGGCTTAGAGCCGCCTTCAAATTGAGTCGCCATGAGCGACCTCCTTCCTTGTTAGCCTCACCCAGTCCACGCTGGGCGAGGACGGTTAGTCACTGGTAACCAGCGACAAATTCATTAATGCATAAACTATTCACAATGTCAAGTTTTTCACTAAAACCCAATAAAATAAGGCTTTTATGCATTGCTTATTTCTATGATTGGATATGGTTTAGAGGGGGGCACATGGATTGAAAATTTTAACCCGCCCCCTATATGAGTAAACCTCATATAACAAGAGTCGTTTTTTAGAAGGTGTCAAGTTTCTAAATTTTATTGACAGTCCTGTATGTGTAGAGTATTCTGCCACAATAGCAATCAACGGAGGGATTAATGGCTAAAAAACAAGAAACATATTACGTATCCAAAGCAGAAGACACAGAGGAACAACCAACTCATGCTGAGTTAGAGGCAGCAGGTCAGCTTCGTTTACCCCTTGGTGACGAGCCTTTGACACTATTTCAACGTATTCAACGTGACCTTAAGGCTTTCTTTGAGGGTAAATAATGGATAATTTACCTTTAAAACACACAAAGTGGTCTGATAGATTAGCTTTTGATGTAGCTTTAATGCTTGAAGGAAGTGGTGAATCCCTTCCTGAGGTGCAAGAAAGGCACGGTATATCGGCTGATGACCTTATTATTTTCAACAAGGACAAAGTATTTCTTAAAAAAGTAGAGTCCTATAGGGAAGATATCAAAGAAAAAGGCATGACTTTTAAGCTAAAAGCCCGAGCTCAGGCGGAAGAACTCTTGACAACCTCTTGGACTTTAATACATTCTGCAGAAGTAGCTCCGTCAGTTAAAGCGGATCTAATAAAATCAACTATAAAATGGGGCGGTCTAGAACCTAAAAACGATGCAGTATCAGAGGGGCAGGGCAATGCAGTTAAAATCACAATTAACCTCGGAGGAAAGGAGCATGAGGCAAAGGTCGTTAATCACGAACCTCAAGAAGAAGTTCTCGAAGACCTACGAGGGGCAGACAATGGCAACTTTCAAAACACTGGCTGAATGTGAGGCCGTGTCAAAACTTCTTTCTATAGAACAGGTAACACATAAACAAAAAATATTACGAGGATCTAGGGTAGAAGAAGCGTTTGCCATTATATTATTAGAGGAGCCTATGTGGATATAGACTTTACACCATCGAAAACTTGCGGGGAATTTATGAATTCCAGCGCAAAGATGCGTGTACTTATGGGGCCAGTCGGGTCAGGAAAGTCGGTTGCTAGTTGTTTTGAGATAGTTAGACGGGCATCACAACAGAAACCAGGCCAGGACGGTATTCGCAGATCTCGGGCAGCTATAGTGCGAGAGACCGTCAGGCAGCTAACTGACACTACGATTAAGACTTTTCTCGACTGGTTCCCACCAGGCCCATGTGGCAACTTTATGCGTACTACCAAGACCTACTTTTTTAAAGTTGGTGATGTAGAATGCGAAATTATGTTTCGTGCGTTGGACGATGCGGACGATGTCAGGAACCTAAACTCCCTTGAATTAACATTTGCTTGGTTCAACGAGTGCAGGGATATTGATCCAGAGATTGTAGATGCTATGTCCAAACGAATAGGACGCTTTCCATCTAATAAAGATGGCGGGCCAACGTGGTTTGGTATGTGGGGGGATACCAACCCACCGACTATGGATACATGGTGGTACTACCAAATGGAGGGATTAAGCCCTGAAGATGGCGTTTCTGACAACAATAATGGGTGGGATGTGTTCAAACAACCCTCTGGAAGGAGCCAAATAGCCGAAAATATAGAGAATTTACCCGAAGGTTACTACGATACACAAGGTCGTTCAGATGAGTATATTAGGGTGTTTATTGACGGAGAATACGGTTTAAGCTCCGCAGGACAGCCTGTTTACAAGTATTTTAGGCCTGATTACCACATGGCACGTAGTAAATTGACCCCAGTAATCAATGGTGTTCGCCCTATTGTCGTAGGTATGGACCTAGGTTTAACCCCTGCTGCAGTGTTCGGGCAGCAAGATCCACGTGGTAGGGCTGTAATTTTTGATGAAGCAGTATCGTTCGACATGGGGATCCAAAGATTTATACGTACACTTGTCAAGCCGTTGCTGTATGAACGCTTTCCTGGAGCTCCTGTAGTAGTAGTTGTCGACCCTGCAGGTGTACAGAGAGCTCAGACAGATGAGCGGTCTGCTGTTGATATCATAAAAGCAGAGGGCTTACGGGTATTTCCTGCGAAGACTAACAATGTGTCAGCTAGATTATCTGCTGTTGATGATTTTCTTATGCGGCAATCAGACGGTGATGCGGCTTTTATAGTTGATCCTAAGTGTACACAGCTGAAAGCTGCGATGATGGGTGGCTATAGGTTCCATCATAAGAACGGGAACATTGAAAAAAATAAACACTCACATGTTGCAGAGGCTTTACAATACCTTATGTTACATATACACTCCGTTGGAGAAGGCTCGTATATGCCGAAAGCACGTGAGATTAAGAGGTCGGCTGTGGCGGGCTGGACGTAGATCATATGATCTTTCTCCCTTAGGTTGGCTCTACTCCACTGTCTGCCAGCCGAACTAGGCTCCGTCAGGTTTTATCCTTCCGCTTGACGGAGCCGCCTAAGTATCGTACAGTGTGTTGTACATAACAAAGAAAAGGAGTAAAAAATGGTAGCATCGTTTAAGTCAAGAAATGACCCACCTGTACCTTACAAAGGTTGGAATTTGACAGCCGTGAGAAGATACATTGTGGAGACACAAGGCAAAGTTGTCACCATCCCACAGCTTAAATCTTTCATAGATAAATTACCAGCGAAAAAGAAATGAGCGGTAGCTTAAAGGATAAGAAAGAACAGATCCTTAGAGACGTAGCAGCGCAAAGAACTTGGCTGAGAAACAATACTTTGTCAGGTGGTAACTTTACAAGGAGTAAGGTAATCAAGCAAACTCCTGAAGTAAGGTTTGGGGATTTAAATAATGATGGAATACTTTCCCCTAGTGAAACAAAAGTTCTTATTAACAGAGCTTATAACTATATGAAGCCTAGGGTTTCTAGATTTTTTAGGAATAAAGTTCTTAATGTTAACAACCAGCCTGCAAGATATGTATCAACAGCTAGGACAGATACAATTAAAGATAAACGATTAAGGAGTAGATAATGGCTTATAATTGTGTGAAACCTTATACAATCACTTCAGATAATCCTAAAATGGCTAGATCTGTAGAGGCAGTAGATAAGGTCAGAAAACCTTACATCACTGGCGGGATAGTTAGCCCAGCTATGGATTATAAAGAAAATGATGATGACGATTATAAGAAAAAGAAAAAAAGGAAGAAATAGTAATTATGGCAGGGTTAACATTTCTTAGGGTTATAGGTAATGAAGAGCTTGTAAAGCAAGAAACTTTAGAGGCTCAACGTTTAGCAGAAATGCAAGAAAGGCAGAATGAGCCGTATATATTGGGGCTTTCTGCCCACAT